GCGAGGGGCTATTGGAGAGAGGGCCAAAGTGGCATCTCAGAATAGCCAAGTCGAGTTTTACCTCGGCCTTTGTGTTGCACTGATTCAGAGCAATCCGCTCAATCTGTCTCGGAAGAGTATCAATCGTGATATTCAGACTTTGCAGTCTAGAGTCACGAATGAAGGTCTCTCCTTCCTGACCAAAACGATGCCCAAGTTGGGTAAAGCTTTGGATCGGGCTCTGGAAGACTCCAAGTTCAGTCCTATTGAGGGTTTTCGTACCCAAAAAGGACGAAGTACACCCGCTTTTATGCAGGCATACTTCAACTTGATCTTTTCTGAGTCAGGTTTGCTCCTAGTCCATGCCTCTGAAGATGCAATAAAACATCTTCGACAGGTATTACTTTGCTTTTATAAGCTAGAGATGGAATACAGTGCGGAGGTCGAGGAAGAACTCCTTGATTCCTTCGTCACTACTGATTCCTCTCTGACTTTTAGTGATGATGATGAATTTGTCTCTACTCTTGAGACGGCTCGTCACATCACGGAAAATATCTTTCGCGTCGAATTGTTCGACCACAAAGATATTATTCCAAAGCACGGACCTGGAGCGGTGGCGACCGGTGAGAAGCTTGAGAACAAGTGGGTATTTTCCCGTTTGTTCGACAGCATCCATCAGGTTTACCCCTATTACGATTACTTCGTGGTAGGGGGTCCGCGGGAAATCCTGGATCGATTGGACTGGTATAAAGGCCTTGCACGCCAGAAGTCTGGCGTTGCTAAGGTTATACTCGTCCCAAAAGATTCGAGAGGTCCTAGACTCATATCTTGCGAGCCACTTGAATACCAGTGGATTCAGCAAGGTCTGGGTCGGAAAGTTATGTCCCACCTGGAGTCAAATCCTTTGACAAAAGGCCGGATTAACTTCCAGCATCAAGAAGTCAATCAGTTGCTAGCTATGTCGAGTTCAATCGACAGACGCTATGCCACTCTAGACCTCAAAGATGCTTCGGACCGTGTTTCCTTGGAGCTCGTACGCCAGGTGTTTAAACGCACACCGTCGTTACTTAAAGCTCTTGAGGCTACACGCTCGAGTGCGACAACTCTGCCTAATGGCAGAGTGGTTCAACTCAAGAAATTTGCGCCAATGGGTTCGGCTTTATGCTTTCCCATTGAAGCGTACGTTTTCTGGGTCCTCCTTGTCGCAGCTAGGATCAGGCGGCTTAAAATGCCACTTGACGAGGCGGTTAAGGACATCTTCGTCTATGGCGACGATATTATCGTTCCCACAGGCGAGGCTGACCGATGCATACAGGTGCTTGAGAGTGCTGGCCTTAAGGTCAATACTCAAAAGTCCTGTATCCATGGGTTCTTCCGCGAAAGTTGTGGTGTTGATGCCTTTAAAGGAATCAATGTCACGCCTAAGCGGGTTAAGACCCCGTGGTCTGGGTCCCCTGTTGACGCTGAGGCTTATGCATCGTATGTAACCCTTTGCAACGATCTAAAAGATCGGGGTTACAGAGCTGCATACGAATACGTGTACGCTAGGGTAACCAAACTTTATGGGCCGATTCCGTTCGGCACAAAAGAGTCTGGTTTTCCTTGTATACACGTTCCACTTTCTGCTCTTGCTGAGTCCTGTAACGAACTCAGGTTCAAGCACAGGTGGAATGCCTCGTTCCAGCATCATGAGTTCAGACTTCCGAAGCTTTCTAGCAAGCGGAAGAAGTCTTCTCTTGATGGCTGGCCACGACTGCTTCGGGACATGGTCCAAAAGCCGGTCGGGGATCCGTCAACCGTCATCATCCCGAGAATGACGCAAATCAAGTACGGATGGACACCTGTGGGAACAGGTGTCCCGGCCAGTACTTGGCTCCCGGGTCCGGGGGCGTAGGAATAAACCTATGCTGTGAGTGTGTAAGGG